TGCCACTTAACAGATGGGGCAGTGAACTTCAGGCCCGCTAGTTCATTGATTTGTTTGAGAATATATCCAGTGCCGTTGCATACACTACACTTGCTTGCATTCTTAAAATTATCCCCATTCTTTTTCTTTTTATAGTAGGTACCATTGCCCTTACAATCCTTGCACTGTTCCGCTTTAGTTTTACGCACTGGCGTAGTCGAGCTAGTTATTAGTCGTTTAAATTGGTCTTGATTCATATATGGATCAGCATCCATAGCCCACTGAGTTTTGTTTTTAGGCTTACGTGAGTACACAACCCATGACAACTGTTCAGGTGAATTTAAATTGATTGGAGTGTCGCCCATCAGTTGTCTCACAAATAACTGCAATTCATTTTGTAACTGCGCTCGCTCCTGCTCAAATTGAGTACGAACCTCCTCCAGAGCTTCTGTATTGACCGTGAAGCCGTTTTGATAGATTCTGGCTAGTACCACACATGTTTCCATCGTTAGGTCCACCACGGGCATTAGAATGCGATTTACGTCATCCCGGTAGTCTAAGTTCTGTTCATAGTATAAAGAAAATGTAGTCTGTAGATCGGCGTACAAATACTCTTTAAGCTCTTCATACGGAATAGCATCAATGGACATACCCTGCTTTATGTAGTTCTTCAGGGTATCCTGTTTCTTAAAAGGTAAATCTCTGCGCTCAGCCACTGCTTCAAGAGATAGTGGCTGTTTTTGTGCTCGCTGTAACAGGTACTCAGCTAACATGGTGTCCCACACCGGGCCGCCATACTTAAATCCAGTTTCCCAGATCCACAGCAAGTCATGATTAATATTGTGACCGATCAATAATGTTGTTTTATCTAATATTGCTTGTATCTCATCGCAGTCTTTTTTGCGGTATTCGTATTTGCAATCGTATTCAATGTGATCAAAGGTGTAGTGTTTAGGCTCCTCACCCTCCACCTGAATACCGATCATGACCAAGCTGTTTGTCGATTCGTATGGATCGAGATGAAGCTTGCCATCGCGTTTAGTCACAGTGTTTTCTACATCAAGAACAACTTTCATGTATTGACACCTTCCATAACTCTTCAATAGATAAATTATAGCATGACGACTTGACAATATAACCATTGTCGGGATCTACGTCTCCTTTGTTCATATAGCGAGCTACTTCGTAGTAGGTCTTACGAGGTATCACGCCCAAGAACCATGCCACACTATAATCGTTTTTTACTCGTACAAATCCAAAGTGATTACACTGTTGATGTTCGCTCAGTTTAGCCACACTACAATCGTAATGCGGCAAAGGAGTGACTGATGTTCTTTTTGTTTTTACATCCACAGTTTCTCCGTTAATCAAAATCAAGTCATAGTCATAGGTGTTTTGTTGTGTAGCGTTAAGCAATTCAGCAGTTACTATTTCACCTATAAATCCTGCGACATTGCCCTGACCTTTAGTAATGCTGTTGTGAAGTTTACCCATCTCGACAGCCTGATCACGCGCTTTAATAAGTTGGTCATCCCTAACCAAAATTTCGATCATACAGTATATCGTCCCACCTTATATTCCAACCTGACTGTAATGTAGCCATGCCACCCGGTCAGTTTATTTTTCACAGAATTAACATGGCGTTGATAGTCATCTTCCTCCTGTCCCTCAATTGGAGGATTCTTACTAATCAGCAACATGAGGTCAGCCTCCGATGCCTTGCCAGTTTTACTGCCCTCCATCATAGATTGATTTAGGATAATTTTACCTTCAGCTTCAGCAGACAACTGTGACATATAGAACACTGCACATTCGTACTCTTTAGCTATTTGTCTGGCATGAATCGCACAGTTCTTTAATCCTTCGTGCGATTGATCGCCTGCAAATTTATCCCCCATATCGATAACCAATATGTCAGGACTATAAGTTTTACATACAGACTCCACCCATGCCATGTCCCGGCCAGTTGCATCTTTGATCTTGATGTTCTCTTTGAGCTTGGCCCATCTCTGTTGAGCGGTACGTGGACTCGCTTTAATCTCTTTGAGAGTCATGCCTGATGCGGCAGTAAGATATCTGGCCCCCACACGGTGCGTCCCTTCCTCATTGCAAAGCACAACGCATTTCGCTCCTTGATGCGCAAAGCCATCTGGGCCTGCGATCATGCTTGCATGGAATGAAGTTTTACCAGTGTTAGGTCTTGCTCCTATGACAATCAGATGACCATCATTAACACCCTCTATACGGGTAGCAAGTGTGGGGATATTAAAATGCCAACGTGCCTCAAGATCGTTTTTCTCAAGCAATGTTTCGATTTCTAAGTCGTCCCACTCAATATTTAAGTCGGGCAGAAAGTCATCGTTGTGCCTCTCAAGAATTCTGCGCAGGGGTTCAAGAGATGACTGCGTACCGTTTACGAATGAATAGCCTATGTTAGCTATGTCTTCTCCCAGATACCGCTGAAAAAGTTTACTTAATATTTCTTGTGCTACGTCTTCACCCAGTGGGGACTGTTCACGCAGTTTTTTAAATACTCCCCGGTAATAAAGCTTTTGAGAACCAGAAAGTGTAGGGTCTGCCGCGAAGAAAAGACCTTCAACTTCATCGACAGTTAAGTCTCGATTGTACTTATCCATCGCCGCATCGATCATCGTCTTGACCTTTCCTACTTCTTTACTAAACACAGAATGAGGGCATTTAGCCCCCTTATGATCATCATAAAACTCTTTGTTCAGCAGGCTTTTGATAATAGCCAGTTCCATTACGATGGCACCTCATCATAGTATCTAATAATTAAATCCAGTGCATCGATATGTTTTTGAATCTCTGCTTTATCTGCCTCTAAGTCGTCATGGAATACAGCAAACTCTTTTCCTTTTCCACGCGCATCAAATGAGTCCATCATGTCATCAAGACAATCTTTTAGCTCTGCTATAAACGTAGCGTGAGCGGCCTTAACTAGGGTTTCAATCTTCATGTTCATTCTCCTCACTCTTGTGGATCACTGCCGGGATACACATACTCATCCGCTTTTGCATTATAGAAGCCGCCGATCTGATTTATCGCAGAAGGGTCAGTCCAATGTTGTTTTTCATACTTACTAATTTCTTTTTCAAGATCAGGGTAATGTACACTAGCGGCTATAGCTACGCCATCCTTCGGTGCTAGCGTTTCAGCCATAGCTTTAAATTTATCGTACTTGATAGGGTCATCCGCCATGTCAGCCTCATTAGCCAAGAAAAGTGCCCACAAATAAGCACACTCACCCGTCAGGCCACTGCCCCCATAGGGGCGTTCAATATAAGGTATCTTGCTCATTGTTTTTCCCTGATACAAAAATATTTATGTTCCCCACAAATATTGGTAAATCCAATACTTCTTCTTTCGTCTGACATAAAGTGTCCGACACCTGCTATGGAACCGAATAGAAATAAAATGAAAGCATATACTTTAATCATCTCCTACGCCTCCTTTTCCATGTCCCATTTAACTTTGTTTGGCGGTGATTTTGGCGCACGTTTCTTCTCAGTTTTAAATACAAACCAAGTGAAGAACACGCATGTAATCAGCACATAATGACCAATAATATTGTACCCGATGTACAGTAATTCGGTTGTGTAGATGCCAAAGGCAATGCACCACATGGCGGCTAACAAAATCGTGAGAAGATACTTGTACTCCATCGGTGCAAACTTAAGTGCATTCTTTGTGGCATCCAATAATCCAAAGCCAAACTTGGTCAACGCTACCCAACCATTCTCCTCAAATGCTTTGAATATTTTCATTTCTTTTTCTCCTTGTATTCACCGTGCACAGGCTTTTTCGGAAACTTCTTCAGCCAACAGGAGGCACAAAAATACACAGGCTTATCACCTTCTTTTGCATCCGCTTTGCTATCACAGAAATCACATTTAATTAAATTGTTCACGGCGATAATCCTTTTTTGCGACACACTGACCGGAGACCAACAACTTGTCTGAAGACAAAAAATGAAACCCGTAATCGCTGTTGACCACTGGCTGTTTTGCAATTGTATTTACAAACTCTTTGCATTTGTCATACGATTCAAAGATTCTGTCTGAGACTGCCGGTTCAAATCCGGTCACTACAAACACTAAAAGTATTTCTTTCATGCAACATCCTCCTCTTCGTCAGGCTTGTAAGGCCAAGCCTTCGTTATTAGCCAATGGCCGAAGGGTACAGCACCTCGATACTCACGATCAAATGCTGTTGATTTCTTTTTGCCACTTTCCATTGTTTTCTTTCTTTTTTCGGCAACTTTTTGCTTATCCCGGTAAGGTAAGTCTACACCTTTTTGGCGGAGAAACGTAACCTTAGCTTTTGTTGAAGCATGAGACATGCCTAGCTGTAAAGATATCGTTTCAAAAGTTAAACCCTCACGGTATAACTTAACAAGTTCATCAAGTTGCTCTTGTGTCCAACTAACAAGAGGTCTTTTTGCTTTAGCCATTATAATTTTCTCCTCGCTTTTCGGCCCAACGCTCTATCGGCTTTGCGCAAGCCCTTCAGAACGACTTCCGGTTCTATCGTGTTGCCTTTCTTGATCGCTGACCAAGACTTCATGCCAACCTTTGTACGGTTTTCCCCATCAAGATCACTGATGTGGACCCACTTGGTTCCGATCTGAACCTTGACTAATCGATAGCCTGACCCGATTCTGGGCAGTTCGTTAGTCACGACTACTTCTTGATAAATCGTTTGCATTCAACATCTCCTTCAACGCCTTAACGTCATCTTCGTTTAAGTACTTTAAATCCTCATTAAGTTTGAGTCCACGCACATCAATGACATACGCAAGTAGCTCCCGGACAATGCCTAATGTTTTGTTAAACGCATCATAATCCAATGCAACTATTAATTTATTGTATCTAAAATACTTTTCAAAGAACCATTTGTGAAAATCGGTTAACTGCGTACCTAACAATGCAACGCCCACCACATTGGGAAACTCTCTGCTAACCCTATACGCACTGATGGGGTCTTCTACCACTAACATGACATCACCCTCCCCACACATATATGGTACAGGAGATGCGCCATAGCGTAACCATTTAGGATTTCTGGGATACAAGGCTCTACCTATTGCATCTACAATTTGACCTTGATGCCGTATTGTAAATACCACACGGTCTTGTCTAACGTCATACAGTACATCGTCAGGATCAATACCCCACTCACTCATGAACCCATTCACATAATCTTCATCTGGTTTTATACAAGATACAAATGGGGGCACACTAAATGCCAAACGCTCGGAGTCTTCAAAACTGAGACTATAGTCACCGGCATTTAGTCTGTCTTTAATCACATCTACAGGCATATTACGTGTAGATGATCCGTGAACGACACAGCTATTTTTGTAGCAGTTAAAAAGAATATTTCCGTCAGTGTTGGATACTGTAAATGTTTTGTATCCACCACATTCAGGACAATCCCCCCGGAATGTTTCACCGACATTTATGTCTAAGGTGTCAATGAACTTACTGACTTTTGACATAATCAATATCCTTTTGTGGTGTAGCACTTGCCGTGTGTGCAGAGCGGAGCGTAAGCGCATTTGTCGCACCTGTCAAGGTATTTTTCATGTAAGGTGTGACAGACTGCGGTGACTGATGCCCGGTGACCTGCATAATCTGCACAATACCTACACCTGCCTCAACCATCTCTGTAGTCGCAGTGCGCCTAAGATCAGACAGTCGTAGCTCCTCACTCAATCCCGCTTCGCGCAGTACACGTTTAGCGACACGTGAGATGATGTGCACACCATACGGGTTGTACCCATCTTCAGTTTTAGAATTTACATTCGGTGCGACATAAGGTTGCCAATCGAATGAACCATTCTGCTGTTTCAGCACATACATCAAATCACCCGATATCGGTAGGTGCACTACCGCCCTGCGCTTTGATTGTTCTAGGTGCAATACTTCATTCTCAAAATCGATACAGTCCCATGTCAGCATTCGCATGTCACCAATACGCTGTGCCCATTCGTATGCCATCTGTGCAATAAGACCCACTGAGCGTGTCTCAAACTTGCTGTACGCGATTTCGAGGAACCTGTGTACATCTTGGGGTTGCCACATAACTTTGCGTGGCTTAGGGGTGAGTGTTTGGATACTGGACCAAGGATTTGTATCTACAATTCCATACTTGGTGGCGTAGTTAAACATCTTACGTGTCACGCCAGTGATCCTGTTTGCGAATGTAATTCCACGATCTGAAAGCGTGTCGTATATGACCTGCGCCTGTGGTGTGGTCAACTGTTTGTACTTCAACTGACCAACACTACTTCCT